CCCGCTTTAATTCTTCCAGCTGGTGCAGTTGTTACTGAAGTTATTGTGTCTGTTGCCCCAGGCGGTAACTGCGCAGCTAACATAGGGTTTACCCCACTAATTGGCGTTGGTCCAGGACAAACAACTACCCTCGGAACAAACGTTCCTCAAGGTTTCGTTGCCGCTGGTAACGTAGCCGCTCGTACAGTATTTACCGTTGCTAGTGCAACTGGTGGCGCTAGTTTAGGTTTGGCTGCTAACGCAACTAACTTAGTTGTTGTTACTTCTGCTCAAGGTTCTGCTGGTGCTAACGCAGGTGCGGTTACGGGTAGCATTGTTTATTTCGTAGCTGACGATGGCGAAGAAAACGTCTAATTAATCTAGGGGGCTTGCCCCCTGTTTAACCTTATTGGAGATTAATTATGGGTATGCAATATGACGTAAGTTCAGCGGCTAATACCGCTAGTGCGACGTATGTAAATGGTCCAGCACGTTTAAAGGCTGTGTACTTTACTGGTACGGCTAATGCTGGCTCAATTACATTTAGAGATGGTGGGGCTAGTGGAGATATAAAACTTACACTCCCATCAATTGCCAATGCAACCGCACCGACATACATGCTGATTCCAGGCGAAGGTATTCGATTTAGCACTACTTTATACGCTAACTTGACTAACGTGGCTGCGTTAACAGTGATTTATGGCTAAGTCGCCTGCTTGGACTCGCAAAGAAGGTAAGTCCGAATCCGGAGGCTTAAACGCCAAAGGACGGGCTTCCTACAATGCAGCTAACCCAGGGAAACCTGGGCTTAAGCGTCCTCAACCAGAGGGTGGCTCACGCCGTGATTCTTTCTGTGCCCGTATGAAGGGCATGAAGAAAAAGTTAACTTCAGCTAAGACAGCGAATGACCCAGATTCACGCATCAATAAGTCTTTACGGGCTTGGAACTGCAAAGAAGGCGGTGCAATTCGTGGTGGCGGCTGTGAGGTACGTGGCAAGACTAAAGGTAAGATGGTATGAGCGAAGAAGTGGTTAGAGAATTAGCAACCCACGCCAGCGACATCAAGCATTTGCAAGATGATATGGATAAACTTGTTAGTGACATGGAAGAGATTAAAAAGTCTCTTGCTGAAATTAACAAAACTTTGTCAGAAGCTCGCGGTGGTTGGAAAGTATTAATGTGGGCCGGTGGCGCAGTTAGTGCACTTACTGGCGTAGCTGGTTTTATAGCAGGACACTGGGGTCAAAAATAATGCCAAGTGTCTCTAAAAAACAACACAATTTCATGGCAGCCGCAGCCCACAATCCTGCGTTTGCTAAGAAGGCTGGCGTACCAGTAAGTGTCGCCAAAGAGTTCAACCAGGCTGATAAAGGCCGTAAATTTAAAGAAGGTGGAATCATGAAAAAACCAAACCCGTTTATGGAAATGATTGCAAAGAAAAAAGAAGCTGCTGCTAAAAAGCCAGCTACAAAGATGGCTATGCCTATGAAAAAAGGCGGCATGGCTAAGAAGACAGTTAAGAAGATGACTAAAGGCGGAAAGGCTTGTTAATATGAGCAACCTTGAAAGAAAAATGGGTAAAGCCTCTTTAGCAGCAATTGCTGGTATTGGCGCTGCTGGCGCTGGTTCTGGTATTGTTGAAAATCAACGTAAATACAACGAAGATAAAAAAGAGCAAGACAAAAAGCGTCTTCAAGAGAAGATGGAAAAAGATGAACCCACAGGTGGTGGAAGCGAGTCAAAGGCTACACCACTTAACTACAAAAAAGGTGGACTTATGAAACATTCAGATATGTCAAAAGACAAACCAATGATGAAAGCAGAAGCTGAAAAGGCCGTTAAAGGCCATGAGAAGCGTATGCACAAAATGGCTAAAGGCGGCGTAACTCGTGCCGATGGCTGCGTTACTAAAGGTCACACCAAAGGTAAGATGATTACCATGAAGTCTGGTGGAGCCTGCTAAGTGGACGAATTTACCGCTGACCCAATAGCTACTGAAAAGGAAGCCCAACGCGTCTTGAGAAAGATGCAGGCTGACAAGAACGTTGCTGCTGCTAAAGCTGCCGAATCAAAAGCTGGCGTAGAAGAGTCTCGCGCTAAATTACGTGAGATGGGGTATTTAAAAGGCGGTGGCGGTAGTGCCGCAGGTGTACCTAAGAGCGGTAAACATGAGATGTTAAAGTTTTCAAAAGGCGGTTCAGCTTCCTCACGTGCTGATGGGTGCTGCATTCGCGGAAAGACAAGGGCTTAATTATGGCTGATAAAAAAACATATAGAGAACGTTCTGGCAACACGGTTGGGCTTGACGAAATTGACGACCCTTTTATGACTGGAAAAACGCTAGAACAAGCCAGAAAAGACAAAGAACGTTTAATGAAAACTCGTCCTGGGTTTTTCAATAACACAGAACCGCACACAAAAGAAAGCATTATGCGTGGTTTGGAAGAAGCCGAGATTGCTGAAAAAGGTACGGTTGGTAGAGCTTTAAATCGCTTAAAAACCAACGTAATGGGTTCTGCTGTTGACAACGAACTGGCTGCTGAACAAGAAGCAGAACGCGCTCGTAAAAATCCAGAAGGCAACGAAGCCAAGTTTCGTAAAATTATGGGCAAGAAAGCAGGCGGTGCTGTTGGTTACAAAGCTGGCGGTAAAGTTAAAACAGCTTCCTCACGTGCTGATGGGTGCTGTGTTAAAGGTAAAACTCGTGGGAGGATGGTATAACCATGGCTAAAAAAGATAAAGGTTTTACGCCAAGAACATCAATTGTTAATTTAGGAGATGATTTTGGTATTGATGAAATTCAAGACACAACTGCAGTTAGGTCTCGTGTTGGTGATGAGCCAAACCTGCCTGGGTTTGGTACCGCCATGCGCCCTTTAAACATGGGTAAAAAGTCAAAAGCACCAAAAGCCGCAGACTACCTAGAGAAAGACAAAAAAGAAGGTGTTTTTAGAGGCTCTGATTACAAGGCGGGCGGCAAAGTATCTTCAGCATCTAAACGTGCAGACGGATGCGCAATCCGTGGAAAGACAAGGGCTTAACATGAGAGCAAGTCGTGGTATGGGTGCAATAATGCCTGACAAGATGCCTACAGGTAAAAAGAAAGCCCGTAGAGATGATACTGACTTCACGCAATACGCCGAAGGTGGCAAGGTTAAGTCTAAAGTAAACCAAGCTGGCAACTATACCCAACCAGGCAAACGCAAAGCCATGTTTGAGAGCATTAAGAATTCAGCCGTTCAGGGCACCGCTGCTGGTCAGTGGAGTGCTCGTAAGGCTCAGCTATTAGCCAAGCGTTATAAAGCTTCTGGCGGCGGGTATAAGTAAGTGAGTGGCCTTGCAAAAAGTCAGCGCTCTCTTAAATCCTGGACCGCTCAAAAGTGGACGACTAAGTCTGGGAAGCGTTCAAGTGACACTGGAGAACGATACTTGCCAGAAAAAGCAATCAAATCGTTGTCACCTGCTGAATACGCAGCGACAACCAGAGCAAAAAGAGCAGGAAAAGCAGCTGGAAAACAGTTTGTAGCCCAGCCAGCTAGCGTTAAAAAGAAAGTTAAACCGTTTAGAAAGGTTAAGTAAATGACCGTAGTTTCAACAGCTACCTTTAATCTAGACCTCTCTGAGTTAGTAGAAGAGGCTTTTGAGCGTTGTGGCTCAGAGCTTCGTACTGGCTACGATTTGCGCACCGCGCGTCGCTCCCTCAACCTACTTTTTGCTGATTGGTCTAACCGCGGCATTAACATGTGGACTATTGAGCAGGGGCAGATTCCTCTGGTTCAAGGTCAAAGCACGTATGACTTACCAGTAGATACAGTTGATTTGCTTGAGCATGTGATTCGCACAAACGCAGGCGTGCAAAATAATCAAGCAGACTTAACAATTACGCGTATTTCTGTTTCAACATACGCTACTATCCCAAACAAGCTACAACAAGCCAGACCCATTCAGGTGTGGATAAATCGTCAATCTGGCGCTGATTACGCTGGTACTACAACTACAACACCTCCTGCAGGCGTTAACGCCCCGCAGATTTATGTTTGGCCTACACCTGACCAAGGAACGCTACAAAACCCTTATTACACGTTTGTGTATTGGAGATTGCGCCGTGTTCATGATGCCGGTAATGGTGTTAACACGATGGACGT